ATCCTCAGGGAAGAAATGAAATAGTCAGACACGCATAGCCGCCTGTAATAGGGCGGCTTTTTTGATTGCAAATTTTACGAAAATGAAGGTGCAGAAGCAAAAACAACAAGCTACCATGCACTAAGAAGGGCGAAGCACTGCCCTATCAAACTCCGTAGGCGCGAAGCACTGCGCCCGAAGCAATGGGAGGAATAAGGATGTCATTTTCTCGGTCTTTTTTGAAGTCGAATGGTCTGAACGATGACCAGATCACCTCTATCATGGAGGAGCACACAGCCGTTACAGACGAACTCAAGCGCCAGCGTGACGCATTCAAAGCGGACGCGGATAAGCTGCCCGGCGTACAGCAGGAGCTTGATACGCTGAAGAACGGCGAGGACTACAAGGCGAAGTACGAATCCGAGCATCAGGCTTTTGAGGACTACAAGGCGCAGGTCGCGAAGGACGCCGAAACGGCGAAGGTCAAGGCCGCGTACAAGAAGCTCCTTGCTGATGAGAAGATCAATGAGAAATCCATTGATGACCTGACGAATATTGCCGATCTCGGCAAGCTGAAGCTGGACAAGGATGGCAACCTTGAGAATCTGCAGGCTCTCAAGGAGAGCATCAACGAGAAGTACGGCTTCCTGAAGGTCAAGAAGGAGACGCGCTTTGCCAAGCCCGAAACACCGCCGAAGACTGACAACGGCGGGACGGATAACAGCATCCGTCAGATGACCGCGAAATGGCACGAAGCGAAGTACGGGAAAGTACCGACATCACAAGGAAAGGAATGATAAGCATGTCTTTTATTCAGGCAACTACTGGCATCGGCTACGCTCCGGGCTGGTTCCTCGCGGACAATGAGCATTGCACCCGCGAGACCCGGCAGATCGCCGCGAACCATGCGCAGGTGAAGACCGCTGCCAACGGCGGCAAGTACGTCCCGATGGGCGCGATCTGGCCTTCCAATGACGCGAACGCCGTTGGCATCGTGTATGAGGACGTGGACGTCACAACGGGAAACATGCCAGGTTCTGTCGTGACCGCTGGCACTGTGTATCTGGATCGTCTTCCGGCTGCTCCGTCTGCGGACGAAACTTCTGGCGGCACGACTACCGCTGGCGCGAAGTCCACGCTGGAAAAACTTGGCTTCAAGTTCATTACTTCCGCTCCCGCCGTAACCCGGCCCGATGACGTGTAAGGAGGCGAGATACAATGGCTGAACGTTTTGAGAACAACGTCTTCGGCATGGTCGCGCCTGAGGATTGGCTTCAGGTAGGCTATGACGTAGAGCGTCCAAACGACCCCACTTCCGAGCTGTGGGGTGATGTGCGCACGGACAATCTGGTGGCCTACTGGGAGAGCATTGCCGCTGAGTACGGCGTCCCGGTCATGGCGCAGTTCCATGCGTTTGACACCGAGGCGCAGAAGGCGCTTCGCGTCCCGATTGATGTTCACAACATCGAAAAAGGCCTTATCAAGGAGAAGATTGACCAGTCCGAGCGTCTGCGCGCGCTGATGGCGCGTGGCGTGCAGAACGAGAACGAGCTGTACCAGCGCGTCCTTCGTGACGGTTACAATCTGGCCGATCATGTGTTCACCCGCGCGATTGTCGCGAAAAACGAGGTCATGTACTCCGGCAAGGTCACGATCAAGGAGAACAACCTTGACCTGACCGTGGACTATGGCGTTCCCTCCGCGCAGCTCGCGTTGACCCTCGATTTCGGCAATGGCGCGACCGCTCCGGTGGACGAACAGCTCATGCAGATCACGTCTGACGCGAGCGACAAGGGTGTCCCGATTGATACCCTGTATACCACTTCCACGGACTTCAACCGTTTCCGCAAGAACGCAGCGATTCAGCTTGCGATCAACGGCACTTACGGTTCCGGCGCTCTTGTGCGCGTGGCTGACCTGCGCCAGTACATGCAGGAGGAGTTCGGGATCAACCGCATCATCCTTCAGGATGGCGTGTACAGCAAGCCCTACACGCAGGGCGCGAACGGTCGCCCGGTGACTACCAGCAACAAGCTGTTCCCCATCGGCAAGTACGCCTTCGCGCATACTGGCGGTGGCAAGATCGGTGACGGCCTGTGGGGCGACCCGCCCGAAGTCAGCGCGGCCCGGTACATGGACGTTGCGGCTTCCGAGGTCAGCCCGTATGTCTACATCAGCCAGTACGCTGAGAATGACCCGGCTGTCACCTGGACGAAGGCGTCCGCGCTGTTCATGCCCGTGCTGTATAACCCGAACGCGCTGTTTGTGGCGAGCTACACGAGCACGACTGGTGGCTAATGATGTACAGAGCGGTTTGTGTGTTCCGCGACTTGACGGACAAGCATCTGTACAACACGGATGACGTGTTCCCGTTCGACGGCAGGGAAATCCCCGCCGAGAGGCTTGAAGCGCTTTTAACGGGCAAGAATGCGGCCTTAAAGCCGCTGATTCGCGAGGATAGGGATTCTACCAGCGAACCCGTTAAAGCGCCTCAGAGGCCAAAAAAACGCGCAAAGGCGAAGGAATGAAAGGTGGTGGGGAATCGTGCTGCAAAGCATCTGTGAGCACTTGCATAATTTCTTTATCCGTTCCGCTTACCCCGGCGAGTACCGGATTGAGAACGGCGCGATTTCCCCCTGCCCTTCGCTGAAGAACGGGCAGCGCTTCTGGATCGTCGGCTCAGATCTGAACGACGGCGTGTATACCTACGGCGCTCAGATCATGAACGACGATAATACACAGCAAGCCGCGCTACAGGATGAGGCTTTCGCCGGAACGATTCTGACCATGGCCGTCCCGAAAGCGGTGCTTGACCTCGCCGGGGAGATCGCGGACTGGGTACAGGCGAACAGCGCAGCGCTGAACAGCCCGTACACGTCCGAATCCTTCGGCGGGTACAGCTACACCAAAGCGACCGGGAACGCGAACAGCGGTGACAGCACCGTTACATGGCAGAGCATGTTCAGGAGCAAGCTCGACCCTTACAGGAAGATTCAGGTGAATTGGTCATGACGCTGATAGACCGAATGATGGAAGACTGTATCATGGTAGACCGCGCAACCGTCCCTGACGGGCTGGGCGGTTTTACGCGTCAATGGGTAGATGGCGCAAGCTTCCGCGCCGCAATCGTCAAGGACGCCTCTCTTGCCGCGCGTGTGGCTGAAAAGCAGGGCGTGACAGAGGTCTACACGATCACCGTTCCGCGCGGCGTCACGCTGGCCTATCATGACGTGTTCCGCAGGATAAGTGACGGGCAGGTGTTCCGGGTGACATCGAATGTCACGGACAGCGAGACCCCGGACGAAGCGTCCTTCCAGATCGGGCAAGTGACCGCCGAGAGGTGGGAGCTTGTATGATGAACACCGCACGTGCGCTGTATGAGTTCTGGTCAGGGTTCGGGCTTCCGGCGTACACCGTCAACACGATCCCGGACGAGGCAGACCCGCCGTATATCACATACAGCCTTGTCGAGACTGAATCATTGGAGGCTGGAACGCACTATGCGCAGATATTCTACCGCGCCACGAGCAACGAAGCGCTGCTCCGCAAGACGGATGAGGTTCTTAACGTTCTTGGTAGCAAAGGTTGTAGTATTCCCTGCGAAGGTGGTTCTGTGGTGCTTAGACCAGCTAATCCCAAAGTCCAGTGGATGACCGACGAGAACCCGGAAATCCGTTACGCATATATCAACATGCAGATCAACTGCTATCACGATTGAGAGGAGAGATATACATGGCTATTGCTGGCATGACTACGCCGCTCCGCAAGGCGACCTATAAGAAGCTCGTGCTGAACGCTGGCGCTCTGCTGACGGACTTTGACCCGTCCGAATACGCGACTGCTGCGGCGCTCAAGGCCGCGCTGGCTACGGCGCTTGCGGACACTACCAAAGTCCTTGGCGCGACCCGTGGCGGCAGCACGTTCAACTTCACCCGCGAGATGCGTCAGGTGGAGGCTGACGGCGTTCGTTATCGCTTTGTCGGCGATACGATGGTTGACAGCGCGGACGCCTACATCGGCACTACGCTGCTGGAAATCGGCGATCCGAACATCGTCAAGAAGGCGCTCGGGACTGCCGATGTCACCACGACTGGTGACAAGACGCTCATGCAGATCAGGACGCGCATCCTTGAAGCGGACTATCTGGAAAACCTCTGCTACGTCTGCGATGTGTCGGACGGCGGCTACCAGATCATCTGGCTGAAGAACGCGCTCAACACCAACGACCTGAACATCACCTACACGGACAAGGGCGAGGCGACGCTGCCTGTTGAGTTCCACGCTTTCCAGGACGACGTTGAGGACTACGATTACGCGCCGTTTGAGGTGATCTACCTGAAGGGCGCGGAGGCTGTGCAGGGCAGCGCTCAGCAGCAGGGCGATTCTCAGCAGCAGGGCAGCACTCCGGGGCAGGGAAACTGATAGATGAATATGGGGGATGTATTGCCATCCCCCATACTTTTTAGGAGGAAGCATGAAGATTTCGGAAATGTCCACCGATCAGGCGGCAGACGTACTCGTCAAGATTGCAGAGCCTGTACAGAATATCATGCACGATGAGGAGTTTGTCACGGTGCTGGAGCGCCTTGCAAACGGCGATGACAACGCGCTTAAGTTCATCGGCGACAACATCGTCCCGCTGGTCAATGTGGCCATTAAGGCGCACAGAAAGGACGCGTACACCATCATCGGCGCATTGGCCGGGAAGACGCCTAATGAGATCGGCAAGCAGAGCATCGGCCTGACCATCAAGGACATCAAGGAAAGTCTGGACGGTGACCTGATCAGTTTTTTCGGCTCGTCAAAATAACGCCGGAGGAACAGTTATACAAGATTCTTGTCGTTCTGCCGCGCTACGGCTGGCACGGGATAACACATCTCGCCGCTGTGCTGAAGGAAGAGACCAATCAGGCTATGTGGCAGGAGTACGTGGCGACCGTGCTGTACTCCATCGGGCGCATGATCGGCGGCGAAAGCTACCCGATCATGACGTACAACGAGCTGATGCACCCGCAGCCGAAAGACGAGCGCACAGGCGGCGAGATTATTTCCGGCTTGATCGACAAGCTGCGGAAGGAGGTGGACATGGATGGCGGCAATGGAGCTGTTCCGGGTAGCGGCCCGGATGACGTTGGACAAGGCTGATTTTGACAAGGGCGCGGGTGAGGCCGACCGCACGGGGAAAACACTCGCTGAAAACCTCAGCGGGTACATGGAAAAGGCAAAGAAGATCATCACTGGTTTGTTTGCCGCAGCCGCCATCAAGAAGGCGGCTTCTGCTGTTTGGGACTTAGCGAAGCAGACGTCCGCTGCCGGGGACAGGATCGACAAACAATCTCAGGCGCTCGGCATGAGCCGAAGGGCCTATCAGGAATGGGACTATATTCTGGGTCAGTGCGGCGCGTCCGTGGACGATCTCGGCATGACCATGAAGACAATGACGGCGGCGATCACGGAGAACTCTGCTGATACCGCTGCCGGGTTGTCAAAGCTCGGCCTGTCTGCCGCGCAGTTGCAGAACATGAGCGCGGAGGAACAGTTTGAAACGCTTGTACGCGCGTTCCAGCAGATGCCGGAAGGTGTTGAGAAGTCCCAGCTTGCCATGCAGTTGTTCGGCAGGAACGCGCAGTCCCTCATGCCGCTGCTCAACTCGTCCTCGGATTCGATTGACGAGCTTCGCAAACGCGCGGAGGAGCTGGGGCTGATCATGTCCGATGAGGACGTGGACGCCTCCGTAGCGTTTGGAGACGCGCTGGATGATATGAACAAGACGTTCACAGCGCTCAAGATGAAGTTCGGGGCGCAGCTTCTCCCCGGCTTCACAAAGGGCCTGATTGCGGCGGCAAACGCGCTGGGACGCATTTCAAACGCGGTCTCTAAGGCATTCAAGACGGGCGACTGGAAGGAAGTCTTCAGCGTCATCACTGAGGAAATCTCCAACGCGATCCCGTCCGTCATAGACACGATTGTAAACGCCCTGAACGGCATGTTCGAGAACGCGGACAAGATCGTAGACCTTGCTGTTTCCATCGTGACGGGGCTGGCTTCCGGGCTTGAAAAGGCGATGCCGAAGCTGGCCGCAAAACTGCCCCAGATTTTGGAATCGCTGAAGAAGGGCTTTTTGTCCGTGGCTAAAAGCCTCGGCAACAGCGCGATTGACGTCATCAACAGCGTCTTTGGCCTGAACATCCCGCATATTGACGAAATCCAGTTCCCGACATGGCCGCAGGTCGAAAAGGCCGCGACCGATATGTGGAACGCGATCAAGGCAAAGCTCAAAGAGCTGATGATCTTTATTTTC